ATCCGGCGCGGCCGCTACGTCGATCCCAACGCCGACCAGCGGCTCTTCCGGGATGTGGCCGACCAGTGGATCGAAACCAAGCTCGACGTCAAGCCCGCCACCCTCGGCCGTTACCAGCGTGAGCTGCGCGTGTACATCAATCCCACATGGGGCGGCAAGACGCTGCGCGAAATCACGCCCAACGAACTCCAATCATGGGTGAACAAGCTCTCCAAGGGCGGATACAAGGCCGAGCTGCCCGGCAAGAGGAAACCACGACCGCTGAGCCCCCGCAGCATCCGCAACATCGTCAAGGTCGTCATGGCGGCGGTGTTCGAGTACGCCATCACCAACAAGTGGATCCGGGAGAACCCGGCCAAACTGGTCACCACGCCCCGGATCGTGTCCAAGGATGAAGACATGGTGTTCCTCACCGTGCCGGAGGTCGAACTGCTCGCCGACGAAGCGGCCGCAAAGGGGCGCGACGTTGACGGACTGCTGGTGCGATTCCTCGCTTACACGGGTGTGCGCATCAATGAAGCGCTCGCCCTGCAGATCCAGGATCTTGACTTCAGGAACCGCAAGGCCCGCATCCGCCGCACGTGGTCCGATGACGGCGAAGGCAAGATGCAGCTCGGAACGCCCAAAAGCGGTGAGGCAAGGACCATCGCCCTGCCTCCGTCGCTCATTCCCCAACTGGAGGAACAGGCCGCCGGGCAAAGCAAGAACGAGTTCCTGTTCCGTGCCAAGCGCGGCGGATATATCCACGACCACAGCTGGCGAACCCGCATCTGGTATCCCAGCGTGCGCAACGCCGGCATGGAAGGCGAAGGCGTGAACATCCACAGTCTCCGCCACACCTACGCGTCCATCGCCATCGCCTGCGGCGCGGATGTCAAGACCTTGCAAAAGCAGCTTGGCCACGCCACCGCGAGCATCACGCTCGACGTGTACGCCGGACTCTGGCCCGAACGGCTCAACGAAGTCGCCGACGCCGTGGACCAGATGCGCCTCAAAGCCATCGACACGGACAAACCGACCGAATTCACCACCGTGGCGTAGGTCAGCCGGAACCGCATATAGTAAGCGCCCTCAAATGAACTTGAGGGAGCTTCGCCTTGAGGGCCGTCCGCCATACCACCGGTTTCTCCATGGTGGCCGGACTGTCTTAATCTCAATCGCAACCTACGCGCAGTCCTGCAATGTCACCTGAACCGTTGACGGATAAATGAGGTGTCAAGGCGGCTGCGCTGACTCCATCTCGGAGCTGATCAATACTGTACAGACCTCGGTCGCAAGCATGCCACATCCGTTGCCAGGCAGCATCCTGTAACGGTCGCCTGTTACCGCAGAACCGCTGGAATACCGCCGATTGCTAAAGGCTGTAACACATGTAACCGATGCAACCCACCCCATCCACCCTCATTCACCACACGACCACCTATACTTCACCTGTTACACCCGTTACACCCGTTACGGAGGAATACATAGAGGCGATAAAGCCAGCTCAAACAATGATTTCCGGCTGTTAACAGGTAGACCGAGGGTGCTGTTACCTACGGTAACGGATCCAGCCGTATCAAATATCTAGTAGACGCAAGGCCTTGTGGAGCTTGCGCGGGAAGTGCAACGCAGCGAAAATGATAGTGTTGCCGTTCAATGCAAGGAACACCAAGGCAACCTCAAAAATGTTTCCTCCGCCCCGCCGGCTTTGCTCCTTTCTCCGGCGGGGCATATTCATACCCACGGGTGCCGTGAAGCCCACCAAGCCTCACGCATAATTGAAGATTCCGCTTGCGAAACAGGCATCACGGCACCCGCCACACACATAGGCCAACCAGCATGCCCCACGGCAGAAGCTACAAGGATCCACGGCGCATCAACCGTCAGGCCCGCAACCTCGCCAGACAGCGAGTGCTCGCACAACAACTACCCTGCGCCATCTGCGACAGACCGATAGACGACGCGATTAGATGGCCCGATCCAATGAGCGCCGAAGTAGACGAGATCATTCCAGTGAGTCGCGGCGGAAGCGCGACTGATCTACGCAACCTTGAGAAAGTGCATCGCTGTTGCAACCAACTCAAAAGCGACAAGAGCCTTGCATGGGCAAGACGGAAGGTCAAAGGCTCTCCGGCCCTCAAGCCCACCGCCATACCGTTCAGCACTTCGGACTGGTAATAGGTCTGGGGACGGTATCCTCCCAGCCCGCCGCTCGGCTACCCCGGAGTATTGGCCAAATCTCTCCCTACCGTTTTTCCCAAATCAACTGTAGACAAGCTGGAATGCAGATATCATAATTTCACCTGTTTGTGCTGCGTGGATCTTCTTCTTGGAAATCAGTTCTGGTAAATCAATGGCTCTATCCAAGATCGCCGCGAGATCACGTCCATCCATCAACAGGACATTCGGGCGGTGCTTGTGATTATTGTTGATTGCCCGTTCAGTAAAACCGTTCATGGAAATAAGTACGCCCAAGGTGTTGTCCAGCTTGTTATCGACTTTGTCCGAAAAAATGATTACGTCAGGAGCATCGATCGGCTTGGATTGCCATTTGGCTTCGAGAAGATAGTCCATGTTGTCCAACGTGAATGCGCCGTCGATCTGTTCGTCGTTGATTTTATAGGAGCCACGAGTGGTGATATCGAATGTTTGAAATAGCTTGGTTAGAAATTTCTCAAAGGCGTATCCTCGTGATTGAGCATCTGTCATCTGAGTAATTTTGCTAAATTCACTCTTGAGAGTGACAACCGCTGCAGCCATGGCAGCTTCCGTCTGCTGGCGTTTCTTGGCAGCAGCTTTTCTCACCTCAGCGGCTCGATTTGCTTCGTCATTTTCAATCACAGGCTTCATGCGAGCGGCAAAGTCCCTTATCCGCTCAACTGCTTCGTCATGAAGCTCTTTTCCATTGCCCTGAACTTTCAGAAGCCATGTGGGATCTCCAAGTTTGGCAACAGCGATTGCAACTTCCAGCAGCTCTCCCGAATACAGTTGCGGATTCATCGACATGCCATCAATAAGCTGTGAAATAAGAGTTCGTTTGTACTCGTGATCCCAGTCCAGTTGCCCTATAAGCGCTTGACTAACGCCGCAGTTAAGAAGAAATCGTCGTAAATCGTTCTTATACCAGAATGCTGATCTCAGTGTTTCCTTAAGCGCCGTAATTGTTCCCGGGGCCAGTACTCGCAATGCCATATATCGAGTATAGAGCTTGCTTAAAACTCGAAAGGAAGCTTGTGACTAAGACAGATGGCTATTTGGAGTTGCTCCATCGAACTCTCAGGAGGTTGGAGACAGCAGTGTTTGACGAGGGGACGCCGCCACGTGATTTGGCGTCGTTGACCCGGCGGCTGCTTGAGGTGAGTCGGGAGATTGAGCGTCTTGAATCCGAGAACGGCGGGGCCAATGCGCCGACCGCGACGGAGGTAGAGGATGAACCGTTCGATCCGAGCGAGGTCTAACGTCAAACCAGACCGGCGCAAGCTGTCCGATGTGGCGCGGCATGTGGTGCTGCCCAAGGATATTGAGACAACCGGCTGGCCGAAGGTGGAAGCCCAGGCGCGACTGTGCGGCATCGAATACGACGGCTGGCAACGCCAATTGGGACGTTGCATTCTCGGCAAGACGGCCGATGGCGTGTATGCGGCCGGCATCGGCGGCGTGGTCGTCAGCATCTGCCGTCAGGTCGGCAAGACGTTCCTGATCGGCACGATGATCGTGATGCTGTGCATCCTGAGCGACTATCCATTGAAAGTGCTGTGGACCGCGCATAGGACGCGCACAAGCGACGAGACGTTCAAATTCATGTGCGCTCTGGTACGGCGCAAGGCGATAAGCCGGTTCGTTGACGGCGAGCCGAGAAGGGCGAACGGCCAGCAGGAAATCGTGTTCGTCAACGGATCCCGCATCATGTTCGGAGCGCGTGAGAACGGCTTCGGCCGTGGCTTCGACAGCGTGGACATCGAGGTGTTCGACGAGGCGCAGATCCTGACCGAGCGCGCGTTGGACGACATGATCCCGGCGACGAACGCGGCACGCAACCCGCTGATCGTCTATATGGGCACGCCGCCGAAGCCCTCGGATCCGTCCGAGGTGTTCTCCATGCGCCGCGACGAGGCGTTGAAGGGTGACAGCACCGACATGCTGTACGTGGAGTTCAGCGCCGACAAGGACGCCGACTCCGACGACCGCAGACAGTGGGCGGTGGCGAACCCGTCGTATCCGCATCGCACCGGCGAAGCGGCCATCCTGCGCATGAAGAAGAACCTGGGCGATGATTCGTTCCGGCGCGAAGGCCTGGGCATATGGGATGAAACCACCGTCTCCAGCGCCATCAACCCGCAACTGTGGTCGAACGGCACCGTGGAGACACGTGTCGATGGCGGCGTCACTTCGTTCGGTATCGACATGTCCCCGGATCGCAGCGCACTGGCCATCGGCGCGTGCATGAAATACCGGGACGGCACCGCGCACATCGAATTGGCGGAATACCGGGACACGAAAAAGCATGGCACCGCATGGGCCGCCGATTGGATCGCGCAGCGCTGGTCGAAGACCGCCGCCGTGGTCATCGACGCTCAGAGCCCCGCGATGGTGCTGCTGCCAGAACTGAAGTCGCGCGGCGTGAAGGTCATGGTGAATACCACCAACGGCATGGGCCAGGCATGCGGCCGCGTGTTGGACATGCTGACCGCCGGCACGTTGAAGCATCTGCCTGATGAAGCCCAACCCCAATTGGCCACGGCGGTGGCGAACGCGACCACGAGGCCGATCGGCAAAAGCGGCGCTTTCGGCTGGAACAAGGCCGGATCCGACATCGACATCTCGCCGTTGGTCGCCTGCACGATGGCATTGCAGGGAGCGTGGACCACACGCCGCAACCCGAACAGGCGGCAGCACGTCATGCACTAGAAGGGAAAGACGAACACTATGACGGACGAGGGCATCTGGAGCGCGGCGGTCAAACGTCCGTTGGACGTGAACAGCCTGGGCGTGGCCGGCATCGACGGCGTGGACGACGAGGATATACCAATGATCCGCGCATTGTGCAAGGTGTGGCGGGACCGCTACCCCTACAATCTGATCCGCAGCAGCTACTACTTCGCCCGTTACCGGTTCAAGGACTTCGGCATCAGCATCCCCGACCGGATCCGCACGAACGTGAGCGCGTGCGTCGGATGGCCCGCCAAGGCGGTCAGGGCGCTCGCCGACCTGAGCGTGTTCGACGGATGGGATCTCGGAGGCATCGACCCGTATGGCATCAGGGAACTGACCGACGAGACCTCATTGGAGTTGGCGATACCGCAGACCATCGTTTCCGCGTACATGCACGGATGCGCGTTCCTAACCATCACGAAGGACGCGGAGGGCATCATCGTCACGCCGCGCAGCGCAGAATACAGCGCCGCCATCTGGGATGGCCGGCACAACCGGCTCGCCGCCGTATTGACCATCAACGACGCGACCAGCAAGGGCCGCATCACCGCGTTCAACGTGTTCCTCCCCAACAAGGTGTACGCCGTCGTCCGCAATGACCGTGGACGTTGGGAGGCCGGGCGCATCGTGACGAACTGGCCGGAGCCCACGGCGGTGCCGTTCATCAGCGACCCACAGTTGTCGCGCCCGCTGGGACGGGCCCGCATCACGAGGCCGTTGATGGCGTTGACCGACATGGGATTCCGCACATTGGTACGCATGGAGGCGAGCGCCGAGTTCTACAGCGTTCCGAAACTGTGGTTCCTGGGAGCTCCCGAGGATGCGTTCAATCAGGACACATGGTCTTCGCTGGTGTCGGCGATCAACGCGATCGACGGCGACATCGACGGCAAGAACCCCGAGCTGCATCAGATCAGCCAGGCTTCCATGCAGCCGCACAGCGACATGCTGAAGACCATCGCGCTGGTGGTGGCTTCGGAGACGAATCTTCCGGCGGACAATCTGGGCATCACACTCGACAACCCCACGTCGGCGGAGGCGATGGCGGCGGCGGAGCGCAAGCTCACCCGCGAGGCGGACCGGCAGAACCGCCTGTTCGGCCTGCAGTTGGAACGACTGCTGCGCATGACCGTGTGCCTGCGCGACGGGTTGGCCATGCCGCCCGATGATCTGAAGTCGGTCAGGCCGGTGTGGATGCCGACCCGTGAGATCTCGGATGCCGCGAGGGCCGACGCCTACGTGAAGATCAGCGGTGTGAACGAAGCCTATGCGAACAGCACTGTTGGCCTGCGCCGTCTCGGCCTGACCAACGATGAAATCACCTCGTTGCAGAGCGAGGCCACGCACAACCGGGCGCGAAGCGTGCTGGACATACTGACCCAGGATGGAGGCTTTGATGGCGTCGGTGACGCGGACGGACGTGGCCCGGCTGGGCAAGGCGCAATCCCAAGCGGTAGCTCTGGCACGACGGGAGTTGGGCCGGCTGTGGATGGAGCTGGAGGGATTGCCGCCGGCAAGACAGCGTGACATACTACTCGACCTGCTGCCGGCGCTGTGCCGCAAATACGGAGACGTCGGTTCCGTCGCGGCCGCGCAATGGTATGACGAACTGTGGCGGCGATGGTTCGGCGATGGTTTCGAGGCGCAGCCGGCCAACGGGTTCGACGACGAGACTGCGCGTGGCATCATCCGCGCGAACGCGGGACTGTTGTTCGACAAGCCTGATGGCACGCCGGCGGATCCCGATATGTTCCTCAGATGGGCGAACAAGTTCCTCGACCGCAACGTGAAGAATCCCGGAAGACTGACCATACAGGCCAACGCGCAACGCGATCCGCGCAAACCGGGCTATGCCCGCGTGCCATCCGGCGAGCGCACCTGCCCGTTCTGCCTCATGCTGGCGGGACGCGGCTACATCTATACAAGCGAAGACACCGCCGGTGTTGGCCATGACTTCCATGACGACTGCGATTGCGAGATCGTGCCCGAATGGGGCAAGGGCTCGAACCATATCGAGGGCTATGACCCCGATGCCTACGAACGGATGTACCGTCAGGCCCGCGACGCGTTGGAGAACCGTCATGCGGATCCGCTACTGCTTGAAGCGGCCGGCAACGTATCGCCGTACACGGTGACCATCACGCAGAGGAACGGCAAACGGCGAACCCACACCTACGAGCCGGGGAATCCCAACAACCTCAACAGTCTCGCGGCGATCATGCGCCGCCAGCACCCCGAATTCTTCAGGAAGGCGGACGGCAGCATCCGCTGACTTTTCCCTTTGCCGCATCAATTTCCAGCCCCGGCCGGGGCTTTTTCTATGCCCAAAACGGGCTGATTGGAGATGAAACCATGTTCAGACCGTGGCAGCCACGGTATCCCATGCACATCCGAACGGTGGACGCGCCGCCCGCCGATGGAGGCGGCGAACAGCCGCCGGATCCCGAAACGAACGAAACGCAAGAACAGGTCGACTGGAAGGCCAAATACCACGAGGCGATGAAGCACACCCATGACCTTGAAAGCCAGATGAAGGCCAGCGGCGAAACGGTGGACAAGCTCACCACACGCGCCGAAACCGCCGAAAAGGCGCTCAACGACCTGAAGACCGCACAGCAACGGCTCGACTGGAAGAACAAGGCCGCGAAGGCGACCGGCGTGCCCGTCGATCTGATCCGAGGCGACAGGGAAGAGGACATCAACGAGCACGCCGAGGCCCTGAAAATCTACCTGTCCACGGTCTCCAAACCCACGGCTCCAACCGTTCCCAACCCGTCCGGCACGCCCAGCGCGAAAACCGGCAACGACAACCCGAACATGCTGCTGCTCAAGCAACTGTTCGGCACCAACTGATTCCCAACCTTAGGAAGGCAATACCAATATGGCAGCATTGCAAACCACACAGGTGACCCTGCCCACCGACGTGTCCCTCGCCGTCGTCGGCAAGGCACACGACACCAGCACCATCGCCACCCTCAGCCCCGCCGACAAGCTCGGCTTCCTCGACGACAAGTACAATGTGTTCAACGGCAAGGCACGCGCCGAGGTCGTGGCCGAAGGCGCGAAGAAGGGCGGCTACGAACAGCCCATCACCCCCAAGGAAGGCAAGCGGTTCACCGTCCAGTGCACCACCCGCGTCTCCAAGCAGCTCCAGTGGGCCGACGAAGACGACCAGCTCCAGATCCTCGACGCCATCCAATCCGACCAAGCGGCCGCGTTGGGCGAAGCGCTGGACTACGTGGTCTACCACGCCGTCAACCCCGCATCCGGCGAAACCCTCGCCGGTTACACCGCGTTGTCCGGCGAAGCCGCACAGGTCACCGCCGGAGCCGACGCGCTCGCCAACCTCGACCTGATGACAGACCAGCTGCTGAAGGTCAACATCAACGGCATCGCCCTGTCCCGCGTGTTCGCCAACACGCTGCGCAAGCTGCGCGTCACCGCCACCGGCGCACGCCAGTTCCCGGAGATCCCGCTGAGCCTGAACGCCGGCACCATCGACGGCATCCCCGCATCCACCTCCACCACCGTCGAAGGCGAATACGCCACCACCGCCACGAACGTGCTCGCCTTCATGGGCGACTTCACCACGATCCGCTGGCGACTCGTCCGCCCGATCACCGCCGAGGTCATTCCCTACGGCGACCCGGACAACACCGGCATCGATCTGGCCGGATCCAACCAGGTGGCCTACCGTT